AGGTACCCTGACATGTGTTCACCTGGTGAGATTGGTTGTGTGACCTCTCACCTCAAGGCTATCAAAGAGTTCTATGATAGTGGTGAACCATATGCAATCATGATGGAAGATGATTGTGAACTTGATCTGGTCAGGTTTTGGAACTTTACATGGAAGGACTTCTTTGGTAGAATCCCATATGATTGGGACGTAACTCAAATCTCAATCATCTGTACTGGTGATATCAACATCAAGATTCATAAACGTTTTGTCAATGAATTCTCCACAGCATGTTACATTATCACCCGTCATCACGCAGAGAAACTGATCCGTCTTCACTGTCGTGGTGACCAGTACAAACTTGACAATGACGTGAGACCAAGACCTGTTGCAGATGATCTCATCTACAATTCTGGTAACACTTACGCCATTCCACTTTTGTTATACAAGACCGATCTAGGCTCCAGTATCCATCAAGACCATGTGGAAGTATTCCACAAGAGCAACTATCAAGCTCAGTTTAACTTCTGGTCACAGGCTGGAGCTCAGATGGAAATCACTGAGTTAATGGACTTTAATCCATACCTGGGACGGGTATCCGATCCATCCCAGGGACAACCCGAACAACAGGGTTGACAAAACACTAAGTGTTTGTTACTATAAATACTTCACCTTTTGTCTTTCAGTAATTAAAGTAACAATCGGTAACACAAACAGGGAGTATGTCGATTCCCTTTCCATCCGTGGGTCAAACTCCACGAGAAAAAACGAGGTAAAACTAATGTTCAAATCTGTATTCGCAGCTACTGCTGCTCTGTCTATGTCCGCAGGCGCTGCCCTTGCAGGTCCATACGTAAACGTCGAAACCAACGCTGGCTGGACTGGCGCTGACTACACTGGCGCAACCACCGACCTTCACGTCGGCTATGAGGGTGCTCTGGGTGAAGACGGTTCGTATTACGTCCAAGCAGGTGCTTCCGTCGTCTCTCCTGACGGTGGTGATTCTGACACCGTTCCTTCTGGTAAGGCGGGTCTGGGTCTGGCTCTGACTGATGCACTGGGTGCATACGGTGAAGTCTCCTTCATCGGTTCTGGTGATGCTGATATCGATCGTGGTTATGGTGCTAAGCTGGGTCTGAAGTACAACTTCTGATCTCTTGACACTGTAGTATAATTAGAGGGTCCTAAGTGACCCTCTTTTTTTATGAGAGAATATTTTAAATCGATTTTGTTTAGTCCTGTGACACATTTCAATGTGTTGATCATAGGATTTTTCCTCTTGGTGGGGTTACTCCACAATCATGCTCATCACTCCTTAGAGATTGACCCTGATGGGTTCGTAAGGAGGTGGTGTAAGGAGAACCCAGAGGTGTGTGTCAGTTATGGATCCGACACTTACTAGTTTGACAAATGTAAAGAAATCATATATAATGTAACAATACTTCACACAGGAGAGATCCGTGACTGTAACTACAAATGAGTATGGCCAGCAAAACATGTTTGCTAGAGAGCCACAAATGTATGTTTCAAAAACTGACGCAGAACGTTATGGCTATGAGACCTATGCAGAACGTGCCGAAAAAATGAACGGTCGTTTTGCGATGATGGGTTTCGTCGCAGCAGTTGTATCCTATGCAACTTCTGGTAGTGTATTTTTCTTTGGAGCCTTCGGATTCTGATGATTGAACTTCTTACTTATTATGTAATTGCTGGTGCTCTTATCATCGGAGCTCCTGCAATTTTCTTCCTTATCGCCTTTATGCCTGCACTGCAGAACACTAAGGGTCGTATGGTAGGATACAAAGACCACAAAATCTATGGTGACTCATCCATCTACGAGAATACTCCAGGTGATGAAACCAAGTTTTATCTCACACTGAGAGGTTGACAATGACCGCATCAATCTTTACAATATCCAGTATCGCCTTCTTTGTTCTGTTGGCGTATTCTGTAGAACAATTATCCGAAACTTACTAATCAATGAACTATAATATCACAATCCAAACTCCTGATGGTACAGAGACCACCTTTGATTGTGCTGATGATCAGTACATTCTTGAGGCGGCTGAGGAGGCAGGTGTAGACCTTCCTTACTCCTGCAAGGCTGGTGCATGTTCTGCATGTGCTGGTAAGATTGTCAGTGGAACTGTAGACAATGAGGAACAATCCTTCCTGGATGATGATCAGATTGAAGAAGGATACATTCTGACCTGTGTCGCATATCCAACCAGTGATTGTGTGATTCTTTCCGAACAGGAAGAAAACCTTTGAAGTAAGTAAAGATTATTATGCCAGATCCAGATGCACTGTGGAAGGATATCCAAAGACTCGATGATTTGTATGAAGAGTTACTGTGGGATCCTGACGATGAGTTACAATTCACCCATGATGGTGAAAAAATTATCATTACTAACAAAACACAAGAGGAAAAACAATGAACGAAAAAGCAGAAAGAATTAATGGTTGGGCAGCAATGATTGGAGTGATCGCTGCAATGGGTAGTTACGCAACCACAGGTCAAATTATCCCAGGTATCTGGTGAACGACATGTTACTCATAGCTTCATCTCTCATAGGAGGGTTTATCTTTGCAGCCCTATTGAGTGAGGATGTTTCTGATGATGATGACAATGGTCCAGACTCAGGTTTAATGCAACCAGTTTATCAAGGTTCAAACTAAATACTTACGCCCTGATCTATACCCATGCTTGGTAAATCCAAAGCTGTGGTAGAAGAGAAGGACCATGATGAAGATAAAGGTGAAGTTCTTGGTAATCTGGTGAAAGTCGTTGTACTTATTTGGTCCGCGTCTCTTCTTACTGCAAGTTATGTAAGACTTCCAAACGGTCAAAAAATTCTTGATTTTGACCCTACCTTTATTGCATCAGTGTTCTCTGGATCGCTTGCCGCATTTGGACTATCTCCTGCTAAAGCAGGTGGTGGTAATGGAAACGGTAAAGCTAAAAAGGAAGAACCACCTGTAGTATCTGCAGTCGAGCCTAGAAAGTAAATTGTACCGAGAACCACACCTTCAAAAGAAGTCTGACGAATGTGCAGACCTCTGGAGGGTGTGGTTTTCTTTATTTCAAGAAAAAGATTTGAAAGCACCCGAAGCAAGAAAGAAATGGTGTAATTGTGTAACAGAATTTGGTGACATGGTAAGTCAGGAAGTCAAGACAAATCCTCGTTACAAGTCAATAAGAAGGATATAGATAGTGTAGTTTATAAAAATTAGTATGAAGTTCTTTTTCGCACTTCTTGCTACATTATTCTTCAGTGCTCCTGCGTGGGCAGTAGATGTACAGATGGGATATGAAGGAAACCTTGTATTCGAACCTTCAGAAGTCACCATTGCAGCTGGAGAATCAGTCCACTTTATCAACAACATGCTTCCTCCCCATAACGTGATCGTGGAGGATCATCCAGAGTTAGGTCATGAAGCCCTGGCAATGTTACCAGGTGAAGACTTTACTGTTGAATTTCCAGAGTCAGGTGACTATACTTACTGGTGTGGACCCCACAAGGGTGCAGGTATGATCGCAACAGTTCACGTCGAATGAACGCAGACCAAAAAAGAGAGTTCTACAAGTCTCTTAGAGAGCGTATTAAACAACTCAGGATGGAACATCTCTTCGAGGAACCTTGTCCTCTTTATGAACCAGAGTGGGAAGAAGACTACTGTTGGGATTGTCGATTAACCTACGATCACGACGAAGATGACGAAACTTAATAGTTGGTTTTTAAATTTCACGGTCGGTATCATAGACTCCCTGTATAAAGGGAGACACTTCCAAAGGTTTTGGGTGCTTGAGGAAATAGCTCGGGCACCTTACTTTGCTTTCTTAAGTGTTTTGCATTTAAGAGAGTCATTAGGATTACGTGGCCCAGAACACATCTATCTAATGGAGGAACATTTTGCTCAAACACTTAACGAAACAGAACATCTGGAACACATGGAGAGTCGGGGCGGTAGTTCTTATTGGGTGGATCGCTTTTTCGCCAGACACCTTGTACTTATCTACTATTGGGTCAACGTGGTTTATTATTGGTTGGCTCCTAGGTCTGCTTACCACCTCTCCTACGAAATAGAATTACATGCTGCAGAAACATATGCTAAATATCTTGCATATGAAGACAGTAATGATCAAGACATCATTAAAATTTTGAATGATGAAATCAAACACGCACAGGAATTAAAGGAAGCAATGGAGATGATCAAATGAGAGTAGGTCTAATCGGTCTCGGACGTATGGGTGAGGGTATGTCTCGCCGTATGATGAAGAGTGGTATTGAAGTCTGGGGTTATCGTCGTAACTTCGATAAAGCTCAAGAGGCTTTTGAAAAAGGTTATGTTGATGGAGTAACTGTTGACATCGCATCCCTGTGTACCACCGTGAAGGAAAGGGGACCTGGAATCTTTATGATGGTAGTACCAGCAGAAACAGTGGAGGACACTCTCAATGAGCTTTTACGCTATTGTGGCGAGGGCGATATTATTATTGATCACGGCAATTCTAATTTTAAGGATTCCCGCAGGAGAGCACTCCGTCTTGAGAAACTTGGGATCCAATATATTGACTGTGGCACTAGTGGTGGTGTGTACGGTTTGGAGCGTGGATATTGTCTTATGGTTGGGGGTTCAGATACTGCAGTATCCATTGCAGCTCCAATCTTTAGGGCACTCGCACCAGGTATCGGATCTGCCTCTCGCACTGACCCTATGAGTCGAGCCACAAGTGCCGAGTATGGGTGGTTACATTGTGGTGGACCTGGTGCAGGACACTTTGTCAAAATGGTTCACAATGGTGTAGAATATGGAATCATGCAAGCATACGCAGAAGGATTTAATATCCTGCATGAAGCTGATCTTGGGTCGTTTTATGTTAAGGAGGGCGATGCTGAGGTGGCTCCGATGGAGAATCCAGAAGATTATCAATATGATATTGACGTTGCTGAAGTCGCTGAGTTATGGCGTCGCGGTTCTGTTGTTGGGAGTTGGTTACTTGATCTTACCGCTGATGTACTACGGAGCGATCGAGAGCTTAGCAAGTTCGATGGTGGAGTATCAGACTCTGGTGAGGGTCGTTGGACTGTCCACGCTGCTGTGGATCTTGGTGTACCCGCTCCTGTTATCACTACGGCACTGTACGAACGATTCGGATCAAGAAAACTTGGACGATTCGCAAACAGAGTCTTAAACGGAATGAGAGCAATGTTCGGAGGGCACGATGTCAGATAAAATCTATTGGATTTGTCACAAATGTGGTGGCAAAGGATGTCAACACTGCAATAAAGGTTGGGAAAATGTTCGGTAATGCAATTGCGATCTTATGCATACCCTTTGTACTATCCACAATTTATTTCGGGATACGAAAGGGTGAGAATAACTACTACGAAACAGACAAGTACAATGGAAACGGAACCGCTCACTAGACGCATCGTCATCTTCGGTGCAACTGGTGACCTTTGTAAAAGAAAACTTATCCCTGCACTCTTTGAGTTGTGGAAGAAACAACTTCTTCCTGAGAATATATTGATTGTTGGTGCGTCTCGTAGAGAACACACCAAAGAGACTTGGTTACATCATCTAGGTGATTATCCAGAAGCGTTCTGTAATTGGTTGGACTTTGTATCATGTGATCTCGACAACCAAGAGAGTCTGAATCATCTTCATGATGAGAGTGCAGATACAACTTACTTCCTATCCGTACCACCAGAACGCTATGAGAATGCTATCATCAATCTCAAAGAAGCAGGATTCCTTGACGACCCAGACCACTCTAGGGTGGTTATCGAGAAACCCTTTGGGTACGATCTTAAATCTGCTGATCATCTACAGTCTGTGGTTCAGCGACATCTACGCGAAAAACAAGTATATCGCATTGACCATTATCTTGGTAAAGATACTGTCAACAATATTCTTGCTACAAGGTTTGGTAATATACTTCTTGAACCACTTTGGAACAGGGAGTATATAGAAGAAGTTCAGATCTATGCCACCGAGACTATCGGTTGTGAAGGTCGGTCACAATACTATGAGGGTGCAGGTGTCGTCAGAGACATGTTGCAGAACCATATGTTACAGGTTCTGGCATTGATTACGATGGAAGCACCATGTCGTATGAATGCAACTGAAATACGTAGAGAGAAGACAAAGGTATTGTCGGCAACTCGACTCGGTGACAAATATGTTGCGGGTCAGTATGAAGGATACAAGGATGAGCAAGGTGTAGATCCTAAGAGTGTGACTCCAACCTTTGTTGCGGGTGATATCTATATCGACAACTGGAGGTGGCAGGGTGTTCCATTCTACTTCATGAGTGGAAAGAAGATGCCTTATCAATGTGTTGAGGTTGTTATTAAACTCAAAGCACCACCTGTTGGATTATTTGAAGGTGAAACACCTGGACGTATTGTGATGAGACTTCAGCCACATGCACACCTTGATATTCAGATTGATGTGAAGTCTCCTGGTCTTGGTGAACAAGTTGAACTTGCAACTCTGTCTCACAGATATCCAGACTGGTTAGGTGTCGATGGTTACGAAAAACTTTTATACGATGCTCTAAATGGTGATCAATCACACTTCATTCATTCTGAGGAAGTGTTAGAATCTTGGAGAATTGTGGATGATCTACTTTGTACTGGTGACAAATGTAGAGTCAGAACTAACCCTTACATCTATCGTGAGGGTGTCTGGGGACCATCTCACAAAGTAAACTTTATTACTAACTGGGATTATCCAGCATGAAGATGCGATTTCCACATGACGACGAACCAGAAGATCCGTCAGCAAACGATTGTAATTACAACTTCCCACAGGTGTTATTTGCTTTTTGTTTAGGGTTTACCTGTATGTTCGTATTGTCTGTGGATGAGATTCAAAAGTTTAAAGGTTGTCCTTTTCCCGAGTACTTCGATGAACCACGTTCAACTGTTCGTTAGACACTGGATGGAATCAGGTCCCGCCCTTGCATTCCTAGCATATATTTTAGTGGTCGTACCTATCGTAGGTATGGACCTAGTTCATAAATATGGGTGGGAACATTGGGAGCCCTTTGACAAATGAAACCCATGATATTAGTAGCATGTTTCTTACCGCTAGTAATAATCTGGGTGGTAATGAAATTAAGTCTGTGGATCTTTGCAGTCAACGACGAGAAGAACTATGTCAAAGCAGAATCCAGAAAACCCCATGGACCCTACGTGGCAAATCCATATGAGGACGTTGACGAAGAGGATGAAGAGTATGGAGATCTCACAGACTATCGATGACGCTCTCTACCAATACTATACGGTAGAAAGAAATCAAAAGGTACCTAACTGGAGGTACATTAAAGATCAAGATTGGTGGATTCAGTATCTTATTCATTTGGGTATTGACCCAAGAAATCCATGAATCTTGTTTTGAGACCACTCAGTGATGTCAATGATGTCACTTGGAGTATTGTTATCAGTTTAGTAATATTATTACTAGGTGTAGGATATTACATATATACGATTATAGATCTAGCAAATAAGGAGATGACTGATGGGAGCAATGACACCCCCAAGTCGTAAGAGTTGTTACAATTTCCGAGTTATAAGCATAGATAAAGTGCTGGACGGGGATACGATTGATGTCACAATTGATCTCGGTTTTGACCTTTATAAGAAAGAGAGAGTTAGAGTTGCTGGTGTGGACACACCAGAGAAAAGAACGAGAGACCTCGAAGAAAAGGAGCTCGGGATAGATGCAACGAATTGGCTCAAAGAGAAGTTGGATGGTGCCATTGTTGGGGATGACGACCTTGTTATTCGTACTGAGCTTGTTGGTGGGGTCGGCAAGTATGGTCGCCTTCTTGGGTGGTTATACGTCGGGGATGGAGAGTTGTCCCTTAATGAGCAAATGATTACCGAAGGTTATGCATGGCCATATGATGGTGGTACAAAACAAAAAGACTTCGAGGAATTAAGAGAGATCCGTAGACAATACGGTACACTTGTATGACTCCTATCTTTGTATTTGGATTCGCAATCCTACTCACGGTAGGTATGGAAACCACTTGGCCTGTAAGAATTAGAAAGTGAATTGTCATAGATAGAATATGACAATATAAAAGTGTAAGAAAATGCAGAAGATTATTAATGGTATCGCACTACTTTCGGGACTTGTTTCACTGTCGGTAGTTGTAGGTGGAACTTGGGTATATCTTGAGAAAGATAATATTATCAATAAAACAAAGATACAACTCATCAATGGTGTTACTTCTGCAGTTTCGGAAGCACTTCCTGGTATGTTAGATGCTGCAATGCCTGAACTACCTGAAGTCACTGGTCCAATTGTTCCAGAGAAAACTGGAACTGCTATCCCCAAACTACCATGAGTAATACTTCATCCTCAGAATCTAAGAAGCCATCAGGATTCAAAATATTCATTACTGCTGTTGGTGCACTAGTTGCAATCTCACACATTGGTCTACTTGGTTATTTGATTGAAAGGAAACCCGAATCTCCATCAGTCCCTACAATCAATATTCCTCGTGGTCCATACTCGTCTTATAAAATTAAGGCGGGTAAAGACGGATACGAAATTGAATATCGTGCTAATGATCCAGCGGTTCTTGAATCTGAAAGATCAATGTTCGTTGATAAAAACAAAAAGGGACTCTTTGGCGGTGGATCTGAAAAGAGAAATGAGTATCGTCGAGATCAATATACTATGGATGGTGTAAGAAACATCGGAGGTAATGTAGGTACTGAGGGAAAGTCGAATGTCCAAAGCGCCGAGTGTATCGCGGCGGACGCTGGAGCACGATCACAAGGTGCGATGGCAGGAACAGCACTCGCTAGTGGTCTCATAGCACCTGCTCTTACAAGTATTCCATACATTGGATGGTTGGCAGGTGGTTGGGCACTACTCCTAGGACAACAAGCTGGTGAGACTATTGGATCCGAAGTCGGGTCAGTATTCAATGACTGTTAATATGAGAATTAAATGAGAATTGTTAAATAAGTAAAATTGTTATTCTATTTTATGGCACAATCATCTTACAAGAGTTTGCAGAAGAAAGAAGCAAGAGACACTTTTTTCTTATACGTTTTCTTCCATTCCCTCTGGACTGGATTCCTAGATTTTTTTAATGACTGATAGATGGAAATAAAACCTATAGGAATCAACCCCATTCAAATTCAGGTGGACTCGATATACACCGTACCACCTGTAGTGACTGGAATCAGTGCTCCAGTCACTATAGATATAGGTCTTCCGATCGTTCAGGTACCTGGATGTGTAGAGGCTCGTGACTCAACATCATCTACATTACCCACTGATGACCCGAAGGGAAATATCACAATTTGTGATTCTGGTCTTCCCAGTTTCAATCCTATTAATTTCGAACCCGAAGTAGAATTAGAAACAAAACCAGCAGGGGTTCCTAAAGTTCCCACACCTAAACCACCAGAACCACCAAAAACACCAGAGATACCAAAAACTCCTCCACAAACCACTGTTGCAGAGGAGAAAGAGGTTGTAGAGATTCAACCAGAGGTATCGTGGGTTGAGGTATATCTTCCTCCCATAGAAACAGTATCGACAACTGCATCTATCGCTGTGGTTGCAACTACATCTGCATTGTTGGCAAAACCATTTGCAGATTTATTATTGAGACTAATTAAACCTACAGTGAAAAAAGTAATTACCAAGTTAAATCAAAAACTTGGTAAAACAGTTAAGGTTGAGTCGTTAAGGGAGCGCCGAGGTCAGCAGCGTTCGAGGAATAAGGCCGTTCGGATTTTGAAGGGGAGGGAATAGAATGTACGTGGGGAGGGATGATACCGCCAGGGTTAGTAACAACCACATCCGCGCACACTTTATAATATGGAGACTTGGGGTGGAAATAGATACCCTGTTTCTTGAGCTCGCCACAATTCTTGAGTCTAGCAATCTCAAAGTCTAATCTTTTATTAGCCGCTGCTTGTGTCATCAAATCAATGTTTGCTGCTGCAGCTTGTTTACATTGATCCTGTAAAGTTTTGTCCAATGGGTTACTCCATGTCATAGAGAAACCAAGACTTAAATTGTAATTATCTTTTTGTCCTGTTCTTGTTCGTTTATGAAAAAGAATATCGCCTGGATTATCTAAGATACCATCTCCGATTTCTTTTCCCTCATCATCAAAGGCACCAAAATTATCGGTGACATCATATACAGGATCATCATAATATCCCTCAAATGGTTTTGCAGCTGATACTGCACCAGTTACATAAGGCGTTATGTTAAGAGTAGGTCCTTGACATTGAATTCCTCCTCCATATGTGTTAGTGATATATGGCCCTTGGAGGACTTGGATAGCTTGATTAGTAACACTGCCTGAAGAATTAGCAACAGGATTAGCTGTGGCGCTAACACCACCCACTGTTTCAGCCAATGACGAAGATGGGAATAAAACACTTAAAACTACTACCCCTATTGCTGAAATATACTTGTTGTGTCGGTTATACTTTTTACTTCTGTCGTTCTCTGGATAATCGTCTGATTGCTCAGTCCAGGTCCCATGTAAGTCTCTGTGAACTGGAATGGATCTCCGATATTTGTTTGTGTGAATTGAGGTTTGTTCGTTATTCCTGTCCATGATGATGTCACTCCATCGATAGTTACATTATTTGTCCCAGTCCCTGGAGACAAAATTCCATTTACAGTTACACCAGATCCAGATGCTGAATACTGGTATCCAGTGTTATAATCCATTGAATTTATAGTTTCGGTCACAGTAGATGTTGTCTCCGTGTGACTCGTCATTGAGCCCTGAGTAAAATTTGGGACCACTGGGACTGCATTTGCTACAGTCCCATGTAATACACCAAGAATCAACCCGAGACCGATTGCTTCTTGTAGTCTATCCATCAATCGATAACCGTGATCTCAGAAACGAATTGACCAGTTGCCGTAGATCCTGAGCCACCTGCAGTCACTGTAATTACATTTGCGGACGTAATAGTACCAGCAAGATCACCAGCAGTACCAGCAGTGTATGAAGTCTGTCCTGTCAAATTACCAACAGTACCAACAGTAGGAGCACTAGTAGGAATTGCGTCACCTTGAGTATATGATTGACTAAAACTAAATGCAGCACCTGCAGTATCTTGAGTTGCGGCAATTGTTCCTGGGCTATAGATACCATTAGAGATTGTACCAGCAGAAACAGTTCCTGCAGTGGTGCCGTCAGTGGTATCGATATTTGAGCCGCTGATGCTGAACGTAGAACCAATTCTTGAAGCTGTTGTTCTAGCCGCATCAACACTCAGTTGAACACTAGAAGAATGTTTACTAACAAGTCCGCCAGCATTTGCTGCACCTGCGGTCATCAGAAGCATACCCAAAGTCAAAAGGACTTTCTTCATTAATTTCCATTAACTCTAATCATATTTAGAATTTAATTTTGTGTTACAACTCTAACTTTTTTTCTGAAGAGATTGTTAATATAGTAAATAGTTGTTATTGTATCACTCTGTAACAATCAATGACCGATAAAGAAACATCTAGCCTATCTATTGATAGGAAAGAGTGTTCTAAGTGTGGAGCAGTTTGGCTTAATGGACAACATATGTGGAGCACTGGTCGTGTTGGAGATAACAAAGCCCTATCTAACCTCGTGTGTGGGTTGGTGGAATCTCCTGAGTGTATAAATCCAGAACACAAGAAGGGTCACATATACGGAGAGAGTGATTCCTGGGAAAAGAGATCTAAATTCATTGATTCAAAAATTCAAGGTGATAATTATGCCCCGAGGACAGATGACACGTTATGAAATCCTTTCAAGAGTATATAAATTGAAAGACGAACTCAAAGATAGAGAGGATGTTGCAGAAAATAAATACCTTGCTGATGAGTATCTCAACAAGGTTCTTGATTTTGTAAACGAATTTACCTACTAATAAATATAAGAAAACATCTATGTAGATGGCGTCTTATAATTCGATTCTCCGTCATGTATCAATGGCGGACGTAAAAAGAAATACATGGAAGCTTCAGGAACAGAAGCGTGTTGAAGAACTGTGTCGTCAAGAAGAAATAAATTTAATTAAGAATAATAATAGTCCTGAATATTCTGACTGGAGATGTGCGTCTCTTAATGAAAACATGACGACAAGTGATATCATGTTTACAACATTTCCAGCAACAGATGAAGTAAGTCTCGAAACAATTAATGCTGCTAATGCAGGTTCATTTACTTCTGCAGGTGGACAACTTGCTTTGAATGGAACGTCTATTAAGGCTAGTGGAAGTGGTTCTGGTGAAGATGGTGGTTTTAATTTAGGACAAAGTTATCTTGCATTTGATGGAGATGCTTCTTCCAGACATGCAATTTTAGATCCAATTGATTCATCAACATTTGACACACTTAACATTAGTGCGATCGTAGGTAATGATTATAATGGAGGAGAGGATCCTGATGAAGCGGGAGCAGAATTAAGATTATATTACTTAGAACCAGGTGGATCAAGTTTTAAATCCATCTCAGTAACTCCTAGTGGTGATCAAGTTTTGAGTGCTAATTCTGATGTCATCATCGGTCTTGGTGATGGTAATGGATCTCTTCAGGAATTTTCAATTTCACTTCCTGCTCATGCAAGAGGGGCTGGATTTACTTACATGTTATATCAACTTGTCAATAGTGGACCTGGATTTGATCACTATGGAATTACTAGTATTAATTACAAGAGAAGAAGTCCAGTGAGTCTTTTTGTGGCTCTTGATAGTCCTGAAGCAACTTCATTTATCGGTGATGGATCAGGTAATTTAAGTCCTGCTGAGAAGAAGAAGAGATTACAAGATATGCTTAGTGCCTCTTCTGAATATATGGATAAGAAATTCCCATATAATAAGGCTGCAATAAAAGATGCCGAAACAAATTTAAGAAATAATGATATTGATATCGACGTAAGTATAGATACATTTAAATTTCCTACGTATGGATCTCCAGAATTTAATAGGATGTTTAATCCCACAATTTCTGCATATTCTTCTAAGGATGATGTAAAAAATTATTTGGAGACTAAAGGATTAACTTTAGATGTAGATACTTTAAACAAAGACTTTAAAGTAGGAAACGGATGGTTTGAAAGCTTGGGAGCCGAGGGAACCATGTCTCTTCTTAACAATCCAGAAACTCAAGAATTAGCACTTACGGCTATGGGTGTTGATTTTAATATCATAACAAATCTGACGGATGATAGTTACGATGAATTGTACAAAGCAACATATTTTAGACCTGGAGGTACACCATCAACAGGTTGGGATGGTAAGTTTTATCATTACGATGATCCTCTTCTCCAAGCTTCGCAAATTGTACCTCTCGAAACATACTTAGAGGCAAAGAAAAGAGATGGTTGGTATGGTGTTGAAAGACCTGATAGAGCAGAGCCAGGTTATAAATATGTGTTAGAGAAAAAATATAGTTGGCGTGAAGATGGAGAGGTATGGTATACGAGTGTCCAGAATGATACTCTTTCAAAACAAGCTAGTGAGCTTGCTAGACTATCAGTAACTACTGGAGGAGATTACGATTTAGGAATAAATTATTATTATGGTAGATATGTAAGAAGTGGAAGACCAGCATATCTATTAAGAGAACTTGCTAGTATAGTAGGGAATAAATTAAATTATGTGTATAGAAATCTATCCTATTCAGCATATGGATGGGTAGAAAGAAATAGTGAGCAGCGTGTTGACTCTAAACTTGATCCAAGAACTGAGTTTGACCCTCTTTGGGTGTTTGACTTTAAAGGATCAAAGGGAGCACTAGAAGCAATAAAAGGAATTTCAAGTGGAAGAGACTTAGATAGTGATGTGTCTTACTATACTTACTCGACCGATAGTAGAGAGACAAAGCTTGAAAAAGAACGATTACATAAAGAAGAAAATGATTGGTATTATAATTATGTTAAAGAAGCATTAGAAAGATTTGAGGGGATTAATGATGCATTAGTTTTTGAGAAAGATGATTGGTATCAGGGTAAAAGAGAAATCATCGAAATTACTGATGTTCATCCTTATATTGGACTTCGACCTGAAGCTACTCCACAACAACCACAGGAACCCTCCAAAACTAATGATTCATATATGAACATTCAAGTGGGAGATGAACAGATTATTAAACAAGGCAATCAAACTCTTGTTGATACTTTAAAAGGTATTGACAATCGAGAATATAAAAAAGCGATTGAACAAGAGATGGATAGAGTTAAAAAGTTACCAGCTCCTGTGAGAAGTGAACTAAGGAGACTACTTGACATTGCTGGTACTACTGAGGTGACTCCTCCATCACAAAAAACGAAAAAAGAAATAGAAGATTACTGGGCATCACTTCCTCCTGAAAGAATTTCTGAGATAGAAGGTAGAACACAAGCTCATGGTGTTGATGCCATCGGTTTGGGTCTTGCAATTCTTGCCGGTCTAGGACTTGGTGCTGCGGGTGCAACATCTGCGCTTACATCAGCAGTCACAAAAGGAATTAATAAAGTAAAGAGTCTTGCAAAAACAAAACCAACACCTTCAAAGGTAAAATATGGATCTGGTTCTTCACAACCAAAAACAACACCAAAAGATGTAAAATTTGATCCCAAAAAGCCAGGTGGTGGTAAAGAGTGGATGAAAGCAGCTAGAGATTGGCAGAGACAAAATCCTGGTAAGTACAATCCCTATCGTACTGATGCGGTAAATAAAATGATGAAAGATCAGGGTGTCGGTACTCAACCAAATCCTAATCCAAAATTTAGCAAACCTCAATACAATTCTTACGAACCAGAAGGTAATTCTCTTATGGAAAATAATAATCTCAAAACAAAACATAATGAGAAAATTACTAAGAATTCAAAGATAAAGTCTCCAAAAGAATTTTTCAAACAAGCAGATGTTAAACCAATCCATCCAGACAATCCACCTCCAAAGTTGATTAAAGGAAGACATCCTGATTTCTACGATGATACTAAGATAGCAAAAAGATTTACCAAGTTAGATCCTATAAGTGCAAAGTCAATGCCAGACACAGGAAGTCCACAGGTTGATGCTTTAGTTAGAGCTGCTAGAAAAAAACCTAAGTAAGTACTAATATAATCCTTATCTTCCAGGACAAGCCTATTGTAGACAGTTCTTGAACTGGTGTCAAGTGTTGACAGGACCACCTCAATAGGTTAATATAAATACATGGACAGGTTAGGGATTCCTGACCGATCCAACTCCCCTTAAACCAAGACCTATAGGGAGTATAAACACGTCTTTCATATCCTCGCTAAGGGTGCGAGGAAATAGTAACTCCACCATTTCCCTGATGGTCTTACTTTTTTGTTCATAACAATGGCACAAACTCTATCAAGGCAACAATCTCAATCCTCGTGGGACAACTTCTGCGAGTGGGTAACTTCTACCAATAACCGCCTCTATGTCGGTTGGTTCGGCGTACTGATGATTCCAACTCTGTTGGCAGCAACCATCTGTTTCGTCGTAGCTTTCGTCGCTGCTCCACCTGTGGACATCGATGGCATCCGTGAACCCGTCGCTGGTTCACTCATGTACGGTAACAACA